ATCTTATCATATCTCATTTCCTCTAAGGAACCATCTCTTTTTTTAACTTTCATCTCTTGTATATTTTAAAAATCCATTTCACCAAACGCAGAATCTAAATCCTCGTCTCCTTCGGTATTAACTCCCGCCTTTTGGTATTCAGCAACTCTCTTTTCAAAGAAATTGGTTTTTCCTTGTAATGCAATGTTTTGCATAAAATCAAATGGGTTCTCAGTGTTAAATTTCTTTTCAATATTTAAAGAATCTAATAATCTATCAGTAACAAATTCTAAATATTGTTCCATTAAATCTGCATTCATACCAATTAATCTAACTGGTAGTGCTTCAAGAATGAATTCCTTCTCAATTTCTAATGCCGAAAGGATAATCTCCTCAATTCTTCCTTCTGGTAATTTATTCTCAATATGCTCATTGTACAGATGACATGCAAAATCACAGTGAAGACCTTCGTCTCTTGAAATAAGTTCATTGGAAAAGGTTAAACCTGGCATTAAACCACGTTTCTTTAACCAAAAAATTGAACAGAATGAACCTGAAAAGAAAATACCTTCAACCGCAGCAAACGCAATAAGACGTTCTGCAAATGATTCAGAATCGATCCATTTAAGTGCCCACTCTGCCTTCTTTTGAATTGCTGGAATAGTTTCAATAGCATTAAATAATCTATCTTGTTCTTCGGTATCTTTAATAAGAGAATCAATTAACAATGAATATGTTTCTGAGTGAATATTTTCCATTGCAATTTGAAAACCATAGAAGAACTTTGCTTCAGTATATTGTACATCATTAATGAAGTTTTCTGCAAGGTTCTCATTAACAATACCGTCAGACGCCGCGAAGAATGCTAATACATGTTTAACAAAATGTCTCTCGTCATCGTTTAATTTGTTAGTCCAATCACTCACATCTTGTTGTAAGTCAATTTCCTCAGCAGTCCAAAAACTTGCTTCCTGTTGTTTATAATACTTCCAAATATCATTGTGTGTTATTGGGAATAGGACAAATCGCCCTGGGTTTTCTTGTAAAATCTTTTCTGTCATCTTAATTATTTTAATTGTTATTGTTTAATTCCTTGTGATTGTTTGTACAATTCAGCTGCTCTTTTGTTGTTTCTTTGAACTTTATTCTGTTCAAATCCTAACATAGTCATCTGTTCCTCAAGAACGATTTCCATCATTGCATTGTCAAACTTACAGTCATTGAAGGTAATACCGTCTTGACCAATTCTTGATTTGACTAAAGTTACGTTAGCCGTTTTGTTTTCTTTTTGTTCATTTGATCTTGATATAGATAAAATGATGTGTGATGATTGTGCCTTTTTAATAGAACCACCGAAATGATCTACACCTGGCACATCAACAGTACTTGATTGTCTGTTACCTTGAGCCGCAGTCCAAACACCTATGTTCATTTCGTGACACATAGATTCAATCGACCTAATAATTGCACCTTCACCTTTCCACTCTTCACCATTGATTGACTTATCAGATGTAAGACAGTCAATATAATCAATAAGTACTAAGTCGGGTTTTTGTCCTTGTGCCGATACTTTTCTAATGATTCTTTTAATGTCCCCCGTTGTTGATGTTCCGTTAGGTAATCTAACCAACTTAAGACTACCAAATCCTTCTCTACTTGTCGCCTCTTCGATCTTCTGTTGAACATACACCTTCTGTTCACTCTGATGTTTTGCTTCAACACCAGACCACACTGTAAAGTGTTTTCTTTGTATTTGTGCATTACTATCTTCAAAGAAGAACTGAATTACGTTCTTACCTTGATTAACCGCCGTGTTTGCAAACTTCGTTAAAATTGTTGTTTTACCTGTCCCCGTAGGTGCTAAGACCATACCTAATTCACCGTGTGATAATCCACCGTCAAGTAAATTATCTAAACCAACAATTCCTGTCGCCATTGGAGTTCTCATATCGTTCTCTAACGCTTCAGAAATATTATCTAATATATCCACAACAACATCATCCGAAACACCCACTTGGAGTGCTTCTGCAATCATCTCTTCAATTCTATCATACGATTGGAAATCACCACCATGAATTAATTTATCCACGTCTTTCAAAGTCTTCTTTAGACTCTGTTGTTTACAGAAATTAAGTGCGGTGTCCTTTACAAATGAAGGTGTGTGTACAGGATCTTGAAGATTTTCAATTGCATCTAATGTGTCAATATGTATCTTACTTGTATTGGGGTTTGCAAGTGAACTTTCGGTAATCTTTTGTCTAACTGTTTCGTAGTCAGGTACTCTCGAATTGTAAGTAACAAATAACTCTTTTACGTTCTGAACAATATACTTAAATGTAATATTGTCAAAATACTTACTATCTAAAACTTCGAGGATTTGTTCCCCGTATTTTTTGTCTTCGATTATCGATTTGATTAATGTTTGTTGGAACTGATTTCCCAACTCACCGAAATTCTTTTCTTGCATGATTATCTCAATTTTATTGTTTTTATTCTACTTTGTTAACTCGTATGACATGTAAGTAGTATTAACGTCATCATATGATAAGGTCTCAGATAAATCGTTTAAAATTCTTCTAAGTTTTGGTCTAATGTCTACCGAATATCTCACTTTAGGTGGGAAGACATGTGCAGCGAATATCCTTTGAATAAATACTGCGTCATTCAACTTAAGTTCAAGTAAAAAGTACTCTTCTTCTTCAACCTCGGTAGTGGTCCCAGAGTCTAAAACGGGATAATAGTTTTGATTACTACTAAGAAAATCCAATGTTTTTTCTTTTAAATCGTTTGAAATTTCTTCACAAATATTTGAAACATCTGCATTAATATCTAAAGATCTTTTTGCGTTATGATTAAAATCCTTCACATTGAAGAATCTTTGACAAATTATGTTACCACTAAGGGATAACAAAAATTCTACTTTAGTTGAGTCGTTATTAGTCATGATTTTTAATTTTTATTATTCTTTTATTTTTTTCCTTACGTGTTAAACGTAAAAAAGGGTTGAGGAACTTTACCCACGCATCATCTGATTTGGGGAGGACGGTGAACATACCATCTTCCATCATCATCTTCATCGTGTTTTTATAGGATCTTCCTTCAGGATCCAAATTTTCATGGATAAGGTCGGTGATTGTTTCTTGAGCTTCACTCGTAAGAAACGGTTGGTCTAAACTGACAATACTTTCGTTAAGGTTAAAAAATTCCTCACCGTAAATACCATATTTTGTAACCCCCGTTAAGAGGTTTTTAACTGTCTTGTTATTCTTATCTTCCTCAAATAATTCATTTGAACGTTCAATAATTTCATTTAAAGTCACAGGTCTTGTTTTTAGTTCAGGGAAAAGTTTTAACATTTTCTTAATTCCTAAATTATATATCCCAGTAATATTATCTGATCGATCACCACATACTATCTTAACGATTTTAACGTTCTGTATGTGTAGATCTTGATGTTCGTATTGTATTATATCATTTTGACTATAAAGTTTCCTGTGTGACGGGTTATATATCCTTGTAGTGTCGGATACTAACTGTGCTAAGTCCCCATCAGAGGAATAAACAATTGTATTCTCAGTACTTTTTTGTGCGTACTCAGCAATACAATCGTCTGCTTCACAGAATTCAAACTCACCTTGTCTAACATAAAGTTCTTCAAGGTATTGTTGGACTCTTCTTCTTTGTTTTGTGTAGGATTCTTTTTCCTTGTCGGAACGGATTCTTTGTCTTCGGTTTTCCTTATAACGTGAATACATCTTTTTACGAGTAGCCGCACCATCTTCACCATCCCAAAAGACAACTATCTTATCGAGTTTATAAAGTTCGAAAGATTTTCTTAATGTGTTAATGAAGTGATATAACCCACCAATATGGTCACCTTTATAGAAGTAATTTTTTACACCATAAAATCCAATCGTAAGTAAGTTATCTCCGTCTACTAATAATACTGACATTTTTCACCTGTTATGAGGTTCAACATTCTATCCTTGTTCTTCTTTGATATCAAAGTCACCTTCAATACCGAGTTGGTCTTTCCAATAAGCGGCATGTTCTGATTTGTAAGCCTCTAACGACTTTTTCTCTTCAGCGGCGTCTTTACCTGAAAGAAACCCATGTGCTGTTAGTATAATTCTACCATCCTCATACCCAAGACCATTTACGTGGTTTTTCATAATTGAAACCTTAGATCTTGTTGCGAACTTTACCTTTCTCTTATCTTTCACAGCCGAGATTGGGTTCGTACCCGCATTTTTCTGATTACCGAACCTAAATACTAATGTGGAGTTTAACCAAATTGATTCACCACCCTTAGCCTTAATTTTAGGTTGACTAAATGGATTATCAGGTAACTCAACCCATGGTTGGTTTACTACAACAAGTGTGTTCGTATAAGTTGAATCCACTCGTCTTGATCCTGAAACTCTTTGGTTTAGTCCCATACCTATTTTGTCGGCTAACGTAGATGCATTGTGTTGTTTTCCACCTTTACCATCAAAAGTCATTTTACATGGTACTGAACCAACTGAATCCCATAAGAAAAGTAAATCATATTCTAACTCACCACTTTTCTGTGCGTCCAATAATTCATTAATGTAATCCGTAATCTGTTCAATGTATTGAAACTCATTATTAAATAAGAAAAACCCATCATATTCAATTTCTCCTGTCTCCTCATCAACAAGTTCCTCAATCTCCATACCCATTAACTTTGCGTGTGGGAAATCCCATTTCTGCTCTGTAATGATAAAAACAGGTAGTATGCCTTTCTTTTGTGCATCAACTGCCGTTTTTACAAGTGCAGTTGTTTTACCCGTATCTGTGTGACCTAAGAACATATTAATATGTCCCATTGCCGGTCCTGGTAAACCTGTAGCATCTAAAAAAGAATCACCTAAGTCAAAAAATCTATCAGACTTAAACTTAGCTTGTTTAGAAAACTTCGATTTAATACTTTTAAAATCTTTTTTCTTTATTGCCATGTTTATATTATAAAAGGGTCCCCAACCTCGGGGCCGACAAAAGGTCGGTTTCGTGCTCCACCAGATGTTTCCATCAAAATCTTTTTGAGGTGGGGACCCATAGGTTTGTTAATTAAAACGGTAAATCATCAGATTTAGGTGCCGCAGTTTGTGGATCTACAACAGGTGTTGGATTCGAAAATTCAACCGTTGTTGGTTCGTTAGTTCCTACAAATTTCTTTTGGTCGTTGTCCCATCTTGGTGATTCACCTAATGCAACTAATTCCAAATACTCAATAGGTTTCTTAGAGTAAACATCTTCCCACGTTTGTGGATCGTTTGCCCATGCGTTAGCCTGTTCAGGATCTGTTGATAAAGGTCCAACATCTTCATACATAACAGAACTAATAGTTGTGTACTCACGACCATTAGGTGCTTTGTTTAATGAAAGTGATAAGATTAAATCTCTACCCTCAGTTTGATGAGTAATATCACCTTTGTTTTTGAAGATTGGGAAGATCTTATCTAAAGGTCCTTCTTGTTTGTAGTTGTGTTTGAACCTCCAAAACTTAGGTCCGTCTTCTTCGTTATCTCTATCGATAACTTTAACAATGTAGAATTTTCTTGCGTTGTAAGTTCTTGCAGTTTTTTTGTCTTCCTCCATTCCTGTAGCAAGTAAACTATCTCTTACTTCGTTTAATGGTGATTTCTCACCTACCTGTGCTGGGTCATATATTTTCATCCAGTTATCATTAACTTGGAGTTCGTGGAATTTTACTTCTACAAATGGTGACCCTCCATCAGTGGCTGGTAGAATACGAAGTCTTTTTTCACCATTTCTCGTTCCTTTCGGTAAGATGGTTGTGAAGTACCTTTTAAGTCTTTCTTCACTTGAAATTCGGTTTCCGCCTGCGGATGGATTGTTGTTCTTTTGATACTGATTGAGTATCGCGTCGATTGTGCTCATAATTTAAAATATTTATTTGTTTATACTAAAAGGTACACAAAAAAAGTCCAAAGGTCAACCCCCTGGACTTTAATATTTTAAAATATCTTAATTTAATTTACAACTACCTTAAAGTAAGGAGATAAGAAAGTTTATTTATAATAACCAACATTTCATCTCGTAAACTTAGTAGGTCGACATCCTTTGGATTGATGTCCATGTTTTGGAAACTTACCCTTACTGTTTTAACCATACCTAACAAATCAATATCTGACAAGTTTTGTATACTTAAACTTCTTTCTTCATCACCTAATATAAATCTACCATGAATTCCCATACATGTTTCAACATATGTATCAATAAGTTCGCCTAATGTTTCATAAGCATCACCCAATGCAAGATGTTTTGCATGACTTTTAGTTTGCCAATGGAGTATTCTAAGTTGTGCTTGTACCTCCAATAAAAATCTAACGTCCGAACTTAAACTCATTTTTTAGTATACTGGACCATCGTCCTCATCTTCTTCTCCAAAAGATGCTCTCATCTGACCTGGATTTATATCGTCTAAATCTGATTTAGTGATGACGTATTCATTTTTACCACTTTTTTTCATCTCACCTTGTTTCTGTGAAAAGAAATCAGTTGGACTTTGGTTGAATGGATAGGAATCTAAAGATCTCATTTCAAGTTTTTCTTGTGGAGTTGGTTCTTTCATTTGTGTAACCTTACTCTCAAGACCATCAATTTTAGCAATTACATCATCCATTTTAGAAAGTTTAGATTCTAAATCGTCTAACTTACCAAACAGGTCTCCCATTTTACCTATAACAGCATCATTATCAGATTTACTTGAATCCAAGTCATTTTTGATGTTTTGTGTCATGTTAACCAAGTCAGTAATGTCAATTTCTTCCGTATCAAAGTCCCCTTCAGGTTCTTCAGCTGGAATTTCATCGACAGGTGCATCATCAACAGGTAAGTCGTCAACAGGTGCATCACCCACTGGTTCATCTCCTATTGGTGCATCACCCACTGGTTCATCACCTGTAGGTAAATCCGTTGGATCTAATTCTTCTTGTTCGTTAATAGATTTTTTTTGATAGTTGTTAATACTATTATATCTATCTAACTCTTCGCGTAATTGTTTTTCTAAACTCATGGTTAATCACTTAATAGTTGTCTACCGTCTTCGGTAAGGTATCTTTTATTAATTCTCTCAACAAGACCGTCTTTAGAACGTACGGTATGACATACTCCCGTATCCATATCACACACTTCTTGTTCTGTACCATCTTCGTTGAGATTCGTAACTTTCTTTTTTGATAAGAAATTTTCGATTGCAGAACCTACTTTTATATTGTCCATAATTTTGTTGTTTTATTATAAATATCCCGTTATTGTTAATTCTCCAACATTAGACGGTTAAAAAGTAAACGACATCCCCTTTACTTAATTTTAAATCCTTCATTAATATTTTGGACATCGTTATTCCGTACTCACCTCGACTACCGTTATCAATTGAACCTTCAATAAATCTTGTACCAACATTAGTATCAGTAACTGAGTTGTGTGGTATTTCTTTACGTAAGTTATTTTTTGGATTATAAAACGACGTAATTGTTGGGTTTCCAAAAAGTGGAGTACTATCTTTTAATACTTTCAGATTATAAGGTGCTGTATAGAAGTATTTAGAATTTGTAGTTCCTTTGATTTCTGACCATTTCATCTTACTTGGATTAACTGTTAATCCTTTCGCATGGTTAACTAAACTCAAATCATTACTATCAGATAGATGTTCACCAACATGATCAACACGAGCCCTTAACCAATTACCGTGATTTGCTGTGTTATTACCGGTATAATTTATTTTTTGTATTGTGGTGTCATTGTCTTTCCCATTAAACGGTATCCCGTATTTACTGTAACCAACCTCATTGATTATTAACTCTCCTTTAATTGGTGATTGATAATCCGTACTGAATGTACCATCCTTAGTGGTTATGGTAGATAGTTTACCCTCACCATTAGGGTCGTTTAGTTCTTTTTGTTTTGCAACTGCTTGTTTAAGAATCTTATCAAATAGAACTCTATATGTTGCAATAAATGAATCTTTAGGATTAGGTAATGAATCTTTCGGCATTCTCACACCTTTAAAGGTTGTGGTCATAGAATTGTTTGCAATTGCGTGTGACACTTCTACAATCCAATATGCTCCCGCAAATAGTGGTACGTTTTTCAGTTGGAAGTACATGGTCGGTTGTATCATTGCGTTACCCATCGCGGTTACGGTACAAGAATAAGATCTTGTTCTGTAGATGTCAAACAAACTTGTGTCAACTTGTAGAACACCTGAACCTGATTGTGATTTTGCAAGTCTTTCCATTGCAACATTTGATTCGTAGGTATTCTTAAATTGTTTCTGATCCAATGAGATACCCTTAAACATTTGTTGATTTTGATCTCCAAAACTAACTTCGAAAGCGACTACCTTATTTGACTTAGCTAAATTTTCATTTAAAAAGTAATCGGGATCGGTGATTAGTATGGGGTTATCTTGTGCACTTTCTAAATCAACACCATCATCCTTATACATATACTTATCATTAATGTCTGATAGATTTAAATGTTTGGATCCCCCCGACACATATTGTAAGATTGCTTTCGGTGTTGAATATTCAGTATCCACTTCTAAGAACTTACCAAACATTACCGACGCAATTGTGTCTGAAGGTTTTACTCTCGTTCTTCTATTTTCATTTGCATAAAAATTAACATATGCGGGTAATACCCTCATATCAATTCCCGTTTGTGCAATTAATATTCCAATTGTAGAATACAAATCAATGTTTGAATTTTTCGTATCTCCAAGTTGAATTAATTTCTTTAAGTCAATAAACAATTCATCACCAATGTCTTTATTGGCCTTATCTAAAAACATGAACTCTTCCATTAGAAGTCTTTGACCCATAGAATTACCTGAAATCCATTTATCGTTTAAACTCTTTATATCATTGTATAACTCTAACTTAATTGTTGTGTCCTCATTATAACCTTTTATGATGCCCAAATTATTATTCTTATCCTTAAGTCTTTCTAATGTTGGTAATTTTCGATATATCTGATTTAAAAATAAACTTTGTCTACTGTTTTGTGGTGCCACTATTGAAGTCGTAAGATATTCGATGAATGCCGTTTTAGTTGTTACACCACCCGAT